GAATCGATGTCCCAGATGCCCAACTGCAGCCCGAGCCGGTAAAGAAACAGATCCACCGCGCCGGCCGGGCTCCTTAGTTTTTTTCGAGCTCCTCAACCTCGCTGTCGGTAATCAAAAGGAGCTTGGTTCCGGCCTGCCAAATTTCATGGAGGGCCGCCGCCGATTTCTTTCCGAGCCTACAGATATCGGCATCGGCAAAAAGCCGCTTTCCGTCTTCGTCGCATACAAGCAGGCTGGCAAGCTTTGCCCGCCACGACGCTTTCTTATTTGCATTCGCCGAGCAGAAAATTTCCCAATCGTCTCGTACGTCGGCAGTTGGGTCTAAAAGCCATACGTCGCGCTTCCACGCTTTAACGTAGAGCTTTGTCGGTGCTCGAAGGTCAGCCAGGTCCAGGAGTTCGTCGGCTGTTAGCGGCATGCCATCTCCGTATTCATATGTCAGGGATAACCACTAAATTGAAACGTCATAGACCAGTGAACCAACTCGCCACGACTAATATCGCCGTCGAGAGCAGTAGCAAACCCTTTGGCCGAATAGCTGCCGTTTGTCCAGGAGATGTTTAGCTGGCCGGTTTTGCCTATCTGGTCATACGTGAGCGTAGGATTTCCAAGAAACTTTACAACAACGCTCCCAGGTTCAACCGTCGAGACGTTGTATTGCTTTAATACACGCGAGTCTGTGCCGCGGCCAACAATAGGGCTATTTATGTTTGTCGTTTCATGAACGCTACCGACCGCCCAAGACGGTGACATAGACACATATGTGCCAAGAGCAGCACCGTTGAACGTCAACCTAGCGCCTTGGCTATCCTCTATGTTGGGCACTTGCTACGCCCCCCGCAACTAAGTGCTTATCTTGAGCGTCATGTTTCCGACAATTAGCTCGCCAACAGTCGCCGTCAGCTCAAAACTGTCGCAAATTGCATTACCCGAAATGCCAGCCATAGACGAGGTAATTGCGGCAACCGTGCCAACAGTGGGCGCCGTCGAGCCCCAATACTCGCAGGAAATTTCGACATCTTTGAGCGACGAACCTTGATACGTGCGATTTCCAGCACTAGCAGATAGTGGCGTAGTGTCAAAGATTCCTTTTGACGTTTTTACCTTTAGGTGTTTTGCGGCAAAAGTGTTGCCGTCAAAAGTAAACGTAGTTCCCTGGCTGTCTGCTACTGTGGTGGAAGTAGTTGGCATTTTTATTCGCTCCAACGAATTTGGTAGCTATGTTCGACGACGTAGGTAGGTTTGTCCTGGCCGTTGAAGAAAACGGGCTGGCCGTCTCGCTCGTCAACCAGTAGTACAGATGTTATTGTCGCGTCGTTTGCTGTCCCGTTGAAGTTAGCCAGGGCGACTCGCACGCTGTCGGCGATCGTCTTCACCTGGGAATATGTGTCGGCGTATATTTCAATGGAAAACGATCCGGTAGGCGGAATTGTGTATCCAGCGACGCCAAGCGTCTCCCTAGTCGTGCCAGACCGGGAGTAGACGACAAACGGCACGGCGGCCGATTCCGGCACGATCTGCGGATAGGCAGAGCACCCGGCGGCCGCTTCAATCGCTGATCGCATCCACGCTTCTGGGCTTGCCATGTTATTTCTTTCCGAGATCCTCGGCCGTCTTTTCAAGACTTTTGGCGAGCTCTTGTTCGATAGTACGGAGTATCTGGTTTTGTTGGCTTGCCAGCGTATTAGTTAACACATGACGAGCGGACATCGATCCCGTGCTGCCGCCGTTTCTGCGTGTCCTTCCGGTTGTACCCCACTCCACCAGGTGCGCATGAAACCCGGCGCCCTCAACGGTCCCAAATCTAGTGCGCCTTGTTACTCTCCTGTACGAAAAGCCGGCAATGAAAGCCACCGCACCCCGGTCGGACCTGTCATAGGTTTTTGTTTTTGAAATTGCCGACCGCATAAGTCCGCCAGTTTTGTACGGCGTGACAGACTTTAGAGTCGGCAAAAACTGCTTAGTAGCCCTCGTCATGCCCTGCTTCATTCGCTTGTTTGCAATTTCGGGCGGAAGCTTCTTAAACGCGGCCATAATGTTTTTAATGCTCGCGTCTACCTTTGCGTCGTTCAGCCTATATGTAATCAAGTCACCTTCTCCTCGCACGCTAGCTCGTGCTCCTCGCGGCGGCCGTGTTCGACCACCGAGGAGATGTAGAGGAGCCGGTTGCCGCGAGAGGCCCAGCGGAGACGCATCTTTCCGGTGAGCCCGGCCATGTACCGCATGCGAACGGTATGCGTAGCCATGCCGCCGATCTGCTTTCTCATCTCCTGCTCGGAGTAGCTCGACGCAACAACGGACGCCCAGCGTTTTCCGAATTCGGACCAGGCGAGCGTTGTCTCGCCAAGAGCGTTCCGGCTTTCGGTCGGCGTTTCAACGACAACGAGCTCCTGGAGGATGCCGGCTGGCAGCATTAGTAGAGCCCCGTTTGTGCTTCGCAGGCTAGGAGCATTTCAACGCCGTACGGAACGTCGAAAACCTTGGAATCGGAGACCGCTTCCCTCTGCCCCCAGAGGTGCCCGACCATCAGGAGGATTGCAGACTTGAGCGTCGGAGCAACCGTGGCCGCCGTCGCCTGGCCGGCCCAGTATGTGACAACGAGCTGCGAGTTATTCCCTGGGTTGGATAGCCGGATTCGTCCCGGCCGGCTCTCGGCATCTACGATGTACGTTGCCGGATCGACCGTAACGCCGGCGGAGGTTACTGAGACGCTATGCGTTCCGTCGACCAGAAGCGGGCCGTAGGAAAGCTCCAGCGTGTCGCTCCAGCCCCACCAGTTGCTCTCGTGCCGGTTGGATAGCAGGTCAAGAGGGTCCGCAAACGTTGCCCGGTATTGGGTTGCCATGAGCGTAATGCTGAGGCGCCGCTCGACGAGCCGGCGCCCCGTTGCCACTAGGCCCATTACAAGCGTGTCGTCGTCGGTGAAATCGGGCAGGATTCTGAGCTGTGCTTTCGCCTCGGCTAGGCTCACCGGCTCGACGGTCGGCAAAGTCACCGGCACCGTGGAGATCGGATGCCGAGGGGAAGGGATCCCGTAGGCCATCTGCACCGGATAGAGATACGGGTAGACCATCTAGCCCCTCTACTTTCGGTCGGCTGTTCTCACGTTGACGCGGGCCGCTACGGCGGCTTCTCGTCGCTCGGCTGGCAGGAAGTCCGATTGCGTTTCAATCACCGCGATGCCCTTCCCGACGAGCTCGTCGGCCATCCTGGCCGAGACTTCGATAACGTCGCCCCGGCGGTAGCTGCGGTACTGGTTTAGGAGTCGTACCTTCATGGCCCTACCTATCTACATGGCGAGAGCCGGGCCGAGGGGAGTCGGCCCGGCTCTCCAGGAGCAGAGTCGGGGAAGCGTCAGACGGTTGCCTTGACCAGGGCCGCACCGAATTCGGGGGCATGGTTGAGGATGCCGAAACGCTGGATACCGACGAACAGGGTCGCGTTCTTGCGGATCAGCAGCTCGCGGGCAGCGGTGATCTGGAGGCCGGCCGGCTTCATGGCGATCGCGGTCGTGAAACCGAAGTCTCCGTACATGGCGTAGACGTTTGCGGGCATGTTGTATGCCTTCCGAACCGTCGAGCCCCAAAGCTGAGCCGTCGTCGCGTTGACGATGTTCGCGTTGAGCAACGTCGCAGAAACCTTCATGATCTCCGCCCAGCCAGCCGCACCGACAACCCAGCTCGGGTTGATCGCGTACGGGTCGATCTTGCCGACGACGTCGGCAAAGTTGGCGACCGTCGTATTGGCCGTCTTGGCTACCGTCACGACGTTAGCACCGGAGCTATAGCCGGTGATGCCGTCGTAGAGGCCGCCGATTGTCACGCCGCCCGAGGAGTAGCCCTGGAGCCACGCCTTATCAATGGATTTCGCGTAGCCGTAGGCGAGACGCGAGGCAACGAGGCCGGCAACGTCGACCGGGCTGACTTCGATGAGGTTATTTGACACTGCAACCGAGGTCCGCCAGTCGAGCACATTGCACGTTGCGCCGCTGGTGCTGATGTC